CCCTTCTTCGCTCGTACACATTGCGAAGAGTAAGACCGATACGGTCTGAAATCTTCGTTGGGCTGCCTAGTTCTTTCCAGACTCTGATGAACTCTTCATCTTCAGATTTTTTACGCACCGCCAAGCCCCTCGCTCAATGCTTTGGATCATCTTTCGAGGAATGACCAAAGACTGAGCAATTGCGTCGTCAGTCAATGACTGACAAATTTTCACGCCCTGCTTGGTCTCTGCTAACAAAAAACCTACTGAGACAACAAGCGGAACTTGAAATTCCCTGGCTTTCTCTGGAGAGTCACCCCAACCCAGAGTGTCATGGCAGGCATCTTCCCAAACTACTTTAACTATTGGAAGATTGTGCTTCATTCTTCTTATCTTTTATGGCATGGAACCATTTCCAGACAAGCCAGCCGGACTGTAACACAATGTAGAGCAGGGTAGCAACTGCCACCCATTCGTTGAGAGTCAGACCGCCAACGGTCACAGCCGTTGTAATCACTACAGGAGGAGCAGCTTTAGCAGCTTCTACGAGTACGTCTGACTTCTGCTCAGGTGTCATGTCATCTCAATCCAATTAACACTTGGTTCGTCCCATTGATACATTTTACCGTCAGTTGGCATTGCTACAGGAGGTTCCCACTGTGCGTCTGCATTGAGAAGCCAGCTTGCAAAGGGCTTTGGAGGAACAAACGCATCTATATCTGCTCGGTAGGTATAACCAATCCCTGCGTAATTCTTACGCATGTTGCCGTTGTAGGAAGTTTGCTTCCAAGTGCCGCCAAGAATCTTCTCTAGGTGCGCTGCGCCGATGTGTTCCTTCTCAACGCCTGAAGCGTCAGACATATCCTTGTTATCAACCACAACCACTTGGGTTACAACATTGTTCTCGTCAATTTTCGCGTAATGGCCCATCTATGCCTCCAGCCTAAGCCCAGTTAAATCCATTTCTTCCCCGACCACACCGACAGGGAAGGTGTTAAAAGATAGTGAGATTCTTGTGTCATCGCCTTCTACTGTCGGAACCATATGCGTCAGCGACGATGGGAACAAAATTAACTTGCCGACAGTCGCTTCAAACCACCATGATTCTGAGTTGTACGCATTCCACTGCTCAGGCGGGAACTTGATCTGCTGCCAGCCATCACGATAGAAATAAATCTTGTCGTTGTTATTCGTCTGCACATAAAACACGCCTGAGATGTAGCTGTTGGGGTGTGCATGTTTGTGATGGTATTGTCCTGGTTCCGAGTAGTTGCACCAGCTTTGTGTAATGCGTAGGCTTACATTGTGCTTGGGATTGACTGTGCTTTTGAAGTAATCCGATACCGCATCTTCTATGAACGAACGAAGCGAGGTAAGCGCAGGATCACGCAGGACAAAGTTGTTCGTAGACGTGGTGTTACCCATGTTGGGTCTTGTTGGTAACTCACGGATGAAGAACAACTCCTCATCGCTTAAAGGTCTACCAAGCTCTGCAAAGCCTACAGGGATGGGGAATAGGTTATGCAACTGCACGTTCAAATTCCTCACGGGCAACGCCCATCTCTTTCAGTTGTTCGTCGGTGTAGATCGTTGGGATGCTGTCCTCAAACTCTCTGATCTTGTCAATGACCCAATACACTTCTTCTATGGAAGGACATGGCCGTGGATCATCCCACCGAGTAAAGACGTTGTTTGATATTTCCCACTTGGCTCCAGGCCTAAGTAGGTACATGGCTGTATCAATGCCGAGAAAGCGATATGTTTTTGTAGTCATGTTATTGATTGATTTTGATGATTACGATACCGGAGCCGCCTGCGCCTCCAGCTTGCGCTACCGTACTATTTCTACCACCACCCCCGCCACCACCAGTGTTTGCAGTTCCCGCTGAACCAGCAGTGTCAGCAGACGCACCCCCTGGGCCACCACCACCCGAACCGCCTGTGCCAGCAGTATTATTAGCATTTGATCCGCCGCCTCCGCCTCCTGCGTACGTCCCTCCACCAAGAGCCGAACTAACCGTTGTTCCTATTCCACCGTTTCCGCCTGCATTAGTTGTTGTCGATGATCCGGCTGCGCCAGCGCCGCCTCCACCACCAGCTCCGAAATTTGGCGATCCTGCCGCATTACCACCAGCATTTCCTTGTCCAGAAGGAGAAGTTGAAGCAGCCCCGCCTCCCTGCCCTCCCGCGCCACCACCTCCGCTACCACCCGAACCGCCTGCGGTTCCTGGTGCGCCTGTATCGCCACCTTTACCGCCACCAGCGGACGTTACTGTTGTAAAAGGAGATGTGCCTGAAATAGAAGAATTTACTCCGGCTCCTGCTGCACCACCAGAAGTGCCAGCGGTTCCACCGCCGCCAACTGTAATTGTCAAAACGTTTCCTGCTGATATTCCTGATGTAACATTTGAAGCAACTCTATAACCTCCTGCTCCGCCACCGCCTCCCGCAGAATAACCAGCACCACCACCTCCGGCAACAACCAAGTAATCAATACTCGTCACACCAGTAGGAACTGTCCATTGTGTAGTGCCTTTGAACGTAAATACAGTTTGGCTTGGTGCGAAATACTTCAGGATAACAATGCCGGAGCTTCCGTTTCCGCCATTGCTATTCCCGCCGCCGCCACCTCCACCAGCACCACGGTTTGCAGGAGAGGCGTTTCCTCCGACTACAGCACCTGCACTACCATTACCACCAATACTTGAGCCACCCGTACCACCTGTTCCGCCGGAATGGTCAACCCCGCCACCACCACCGGCAGCATAAGCAAGACTACTCCCACTAATTGAAGAAGTAGTCCCAGCGCCACCATTCCCGCCTGTAGTTGATGTTCCAGCACCTCCAGTACCCCCGTGAGCATTAGGAGCCGCAGGAGCTGGGCCAGTAGGTTCTTGCGAACCACCGCCACCACCGCTTCCATAACCAGGAGCACCAGTTGAACCTGAGCCTCCATTACGACCCTGTTGTGGGTTTGATGGCGCTCCATTCCCGCCATCAGAAGATGCTGCTGGCGAATTTCCTGAACCTCCCGCACCCGCATATGTACCACTACCTTCGCCGCCACCTCCGCTTCCGCCAGAACCTCCGTCTTGATTAGAACCTGACCCGCCACCAGGAAATACATAACTTCCGCCGCCACCTCCACCAGCAGAGCTTATGGTTGAAAATGGCGATGGCCCTGCAATAGACGATGCACTTCCAGTGCCACCTCTAAGACCTCCGGAGCCGGACGTTGTACTGCCAGAACCTGAGCCACCGACTGTAATAGTGTAATCACTACCTGCGGATACTGTTAATCCCGTTCCTGTACGAAAACCTCCCGCCCCACCGCCACCACCACGATCTTTACCACCCCCACCGCCACCAGCAACAATAAGATAATCAACTTCAGTAACACCAGTAGGGCAAGTCCAAGTAGACGTAGCGGTAAAGGTTTGGACGATGGTGTAGCCTGCAGCAGGCCATAGCCCTTGACTCTTAGCAATCATCTGCTCCATCAGTGACCAAACACCTTTAGCGGAGCTTGCGCTTGGAATATTTGCGGGGCCGATTATCCCGCCGTTACCTCTGGGCATGGCGACTCCTAGCTAATATCTTCGTAAGAACAAACCACTTTTAAGTCACTAGCCGTTCCCGCTGTAGCACCTAGTGATGTATTCTCTTCAAGGTAGATATACGCGTCTTTATCAATCACCACCAAGGTAGAGTCAGCAGGAACAACTACTGTAGATGCTATCTGTGTAGCCGTACCACCTAGCGCAGCAGCAGAGTAAAAGTTGATCGTAATCTCTGCGTTGCTAGTCCCGTCTACGTTAGCAACATAAAGCGAGTTGACTTTTAAGACCTTGCCTGAACTTGCAGCGTTACTAAGAATAGACGTTGCAGACGTTGATGACAGGTCAACCGTTACGGTCTTGCCGTTGATGGTTGTCGGTGAGAGTAGGTTTGGAGCTGCCATGTTTATTCCTATCCAAAAATCATTGCTGCTGTCACTGGGCTAAAGCCACCGCCGCCAGAGCCATTGCTAGCGGATGTGATACGTCCTTGCGCGTCTACTGTAATGTTGGCATTCGTATACGATCCTGCTGATACGGCGGTATTTGCTAATGCAATAGTCCCAGAAGAAGTAATCGTGCCACCTGATAAACCAGTTCCAGCCGTAATTGAAGTGACTGTGCCCGTTCCTGCCACCGATGTCCATGAAAGACCGCCAGAACCATCAGTAACAAGCACTTGCCCATTTGTTCCGTAACCAGCAGGCAAAACAAACTCAGAGTTACCACCAGAACTTGGTGGACGTAATGTTACGGAATTGGTTGATGTGTCGTACTTAAGTTTTAAACCTCTACCTGAAGAAGAGGCTTCGTTGATTTCAATCCCGTAGTGCGAATAAATACGGCCACTGTTAGCCAAGTAACCAGTCAAGCCACTTGCTGAAGTTACAAAATAGAGATTCCCAAACGAAGGCCCATCTGCAAGTAGCTTGCCTGTCGTTCCGTCAAAGGCAGCAATACCACCGCTTCTTGCTGATGCAGGGCCAACCACATCACCAGCGCCAGCGGGTGAATCCCAACTTAAAGTGCCAGACCCATTTGTTTTAAGAAACTGTCCACTAGAACCATCAGCACTCGGAAGCGTATAAGTAACGTTAGACGCTACCGTATTGGGAGCCTTGATGCCTATGTAGTTACTAGAGTCAAGATCCGCTAGACGAAGCGCACCTGTAGCACCTAGCTGGACGTTAGAACCGTCCCAAGTAAGGTTTGCAGAAGCACCAAACGCACCAGAAGAATTAAACTGAATCTGAGTGGTTGACCCCGCGGGATTGCCGCCAGCAGCACCCCAGGATAATCCACCAGACCCGTCAGACGTAAGGACATTCCCATTCGTTCCGTACGATGTTGGGAACGTGTAGGTTTGTGTCGAGGTGGATGCAGAACTAGATGGTTGTAGACGTAGCGTCTTTGTGCCTGATCCTGCGTCTGCTGACTGGAGTTCAAGGTATCCAGAAGTCCCTGCTCCCGTATTTGCCGTAACCTGCATATAGCCGACAAAAGAGCCCTGTCCGGTGTCTGTGATGCTTGCAGACGAACTCTGAATGAGTTTGCCTGTCGTACCGTCAAACCTTGCAATCCGGTTATCTGTCGCGCTACTAGGCCCAGAGACATCACCTGCCGTTAAGGTCGCGAACTCAAGCGCAGAACCACCAGAGTTAACCTTAAGGTATTGATTGGCAGAACCTAATGCAGTTAACCCAGTGCCTCCGTTAGCTACAGGCAGCGTTCCTGTAACGCCAGTCGTTAAAGGTAATCCCGTGGCGTTAGTCAACGTACCCGACGAAGGTGTGCCTAGCGCACCACCGTTCACAACAACAGCACCAGAAGAGCCTACGTTGACCGCTAGAGCGGTCGCTACGTTGGTTCCTAGTCCTGATATACCCGTAGAAACAGGAAGACCTGTGGCGTTGGTTAGGGTTCCTGATGTTGGGGTTCCTAATGCACCACCGTTAAGAACAAATGCTCCGGCAGACCCTACGCTTACACCTAATGCAGTCGCTACGTTTGTGCCTAATCCAGACACGCCTGTAGATATTGGTAGGCCCGTGACGTTGGTTAACGTGCCTGAGGAAGGTGTGCCTAATGCTCCACCTGGGGCTATGTAATCTGTTCCAGCAGAAGCCGCGGTTACAACACCAGAGGTTGCCTTTAAGACACCTGTGGTTGTGGCTGCACGAATAACTTTCCCTGTTCCGCCATCAAAGATCGCTAGCTGCGCGTCTGTCGAAGAAGCAGGGCCAGATACATCACCGCCAGTCGAAAGCGTTGCAAACTCAAGAGCCGTTCCACCTGAATTAACGCGTAGAACTTGAAGTGCAGCACCCAACGAGTTAAGACCCGTTCCACCAGACGTAACAGGAATCGCTGTACCGTTGTAGGTAAGCGAGATGTTTCCTGATGAAGTAATCGCAGAACTTGCAGTCAAGAACGCTGGAGGTGTAATACCTACCGATGTAACCGTTCCTGCGCCCGTTACAGAACCCCACTTAACACCACTCGTCTGTGTTGAGTCAGCAATAAGGATCTGCCCATCAGTGCCTACAGGAACGCGAATGTTCGTCGTTCCCGAGTTAGCAATGATGTCGCCTTTTGTGGTTGTTGGGGCTAGAGCATTAAACGCTGCGTCTTTTGCGCTTTGTCCTGTACCTCCGGCCGAGATCGGAATAGACCCTGTTAGCTTTGTAGCCGCCAGAGATGTAATCCACGCAGGATCAGCATAAGACCCATTCGTATAGACACCGTTGGTTACGGTTGCTGCGTTGATATTCCAACTACCGCTAGCACCTGATCCCGATGTTGTGACAAATGCGCCAGAAGAACCTACTGCTATGCCTAACGCAGTCGCTACGTTCGTTCCCAGGCCCGTAACGCCCGATAGAGGCATTCCTGTGGCGTTGGTAAGGGTAATGCTCGATGGTGTTCCCATCGCGCCGTTAAAGGTCGTGAAGGCTCCAGAAGAGCCTACGTTAACGGCTAAGGCTGTGGCTACGTTTGAACCTAAGCCGGACACACCCGTTGAGATGGGTAGACCTGTCGCGTTAGTTAAGGTAGCGGCAGAGGGTGTTCCTAAGTCAGGTGTTGTCAGTGTCGGGGAAGTTGCTCTGACTACGTTTCCTGTGCCTGTCGCAGACGAAAACGAGAGGTTGCCCGCTCCGTCTGTGCCTAAGACTGCGTTAGCAGAGCCATCTGCGGAAGGTAAGACAAAGGTTGTATTCGATGAGATGGTTGCAGGCGCACGAAGCTCTATGTAGTTGGAACCGTTATCAGCATCCTCGCCAAACCTTACGCGACCTGCGTTAGCTGTGACACCTGAGACCGTAAGAACATCGTTTGTTGTAAAGGTGTCGCCATCGAGTCCAGCTTGTTGATTCTTAAGCTGACTCATCAACTCCCGTATAGCGTTGTTGATGTTACTAGGCGCACAACCCTCGGCAATGTCGATACCGTCTATGTCGGTGTTATTGCCTGGAGTTGAGGAAAACTCAGAGATCTTTGTCTTTGCCATGTTTACTCCATCAACTCTTTCGGCTGCTGCGTCTGGTAAAGCATATTGAGCAATCCTTGATACGGGA